GCACAGGCAAGGTGTTGTCGCCCGAGGAAGCCAAAGAGTTCGAGGAGAAGGTAGGCCGAGCGTTGCGCGAGGGTGGGATTCTTGCGGGACGACTGGGAGCCAAGATTCCCCGTGAGGTAACAGCATCTCTGGACAAGCCGATTGATTGGAAGGAGGCACTGCGCGACTTCGTATCCACTGCGGTACGTGGCAAGGATGAACTGACGTGGCGGAGATTCAATCGTGGTCTCTTGGCTAATGACATTCTTGCACCAAGCGTAGAGTCGGAGACTATGACAGAGGTGATCTTTGCTTTCGACACATCGGGGTCTATCACTCAGGAGATGATCGGCGCAGCGGCGTATCAGTTGCAGTTGATTTGCGATTCAGTCAACCCTGAAACGGTGCGCGTACTGTGGTGGGATACCGAGGTGCATGGTGAGCAGGTATTCGGCGGTGACTCACCCAACGTCAAGGACATTCTCAAGCCACTGGGCGGCGGTGGTACTCGCGTCTCATGCGTGTCGGAGTACATCGTTGAGAAGGGTTACAAGCCAGACTGCGTCGTTGTGTTCACTGATGGCTACGTTGAATCAGATGTAGCGTGGGGAACTGGCGTCGAGACTCTGTGGCTTGTCACCGAGAATCGTAAATTTACACCGCCGAAAGGCAAGATGGTCAAGATCGATAAATTTTGAGAGGGTAATCATGAAAACATTTGTTCATCCGTTCGCAGTGAAAATCACTGAAGAGAGTGTCGTACTGAACAAAGCGTTCCCGCTTGTGCGGGAGTTGGCGCACAAGTATGGACTGTCGGTCATCGCTAAGAAAGAAGCGGCAGTTCAGCCAGAGTACGACGTGTTGTACATGGCACGCGAAGATGGCATCCCTGTGTGCAGAGTATTCTTTATGCGAGACAAAGAATCGTTTGCGATTCGCAACTGCATGAATACAAAAGATCGTGGTCGCAGCTACGACGACAAGCTAACTTACTTTGGTAAGAAAGTTTCTTTTGTGATGAAGACTGTTGAGAAGGAGCATTTGATACCGACTGATACGCGACAGTTTATCAATAATGTATTTCGCAATCAGATTGAAAACGGGGTCAACAGCTTTTCAGAGTCATACGGTGAGATACGCAAGAGTTCGCATGGTTTCGGCGGTGATCTCATGCACCACTTGATCGATATAGTTTTAGGCAATCGACATGTGTCTACTCTATCAGCAGAATCTATGAGTAATATACAATCCGCACTTGACAAATACAGAGAGACGGATAAAACTAGAGAAGAACGTAAACGCGAATTGGCTGAGGTATTCAGTGCACCTATGTGGGCAATCATCTATGACAAGACTGATTCTTTCTGCATCGGCAAGTTGAATCTGATTCCGAAGTGGAAGAACGATTCGTACCACACGTCAGTAGATGATCTAACTATTGAAATCGCCGAGCCGTTCAAGCGCGTGGCAGATATTACTGATGTACCTGAGTTGATACCGACGATGACGATGCTAAAAGTTGCAATACAGCAGACTGACTCGATAAGGGATAAGAGATTCGTAGGCGAGAGTGAGTTTTTCCCTGATGAGTTTGAACGTGTGGTAACTGAGTTGCGCGTCATCGGCACTAGAGGCGGCAGTCGTTGGGAGCGTAAAGCGTTGCTTAGTCCTAAACTTTTATTGGTTGCAGCATGAATGTAAATACAGAAGACACGCCGATTGATGCTTACGATTACGTCTTCGACTTGGGGGGCGTGATCAAAAGTCTATCGCCCATCTCGCATGAGTCTGAGGAGGGATTGTACCGTGTACCCGTGCGTATAGAGGATGAGAAGCATACGATATTCGTTGGGGACAATCATAAGCGAATGTTTGACGCAAACACTTTGCCTGCATTTATCAAGCACAAGCTTGCGATGATTATTGTTTCAGCCACACCTGAATCAGTAAATAAGTCGGATGAGTTCTTGTCCAAACTGGAGTTGTACAGCACTCCAAAGACAGGCGACTTACAGACGGTTGGTTGGAGAGCATCACACACCATGTACATTGTAGTTATGTCAGAAGAAGAGTTGGATTCACTGAGGGGTAACTAAGTGACACCCGAAGGGAAGGTGAAGAAGATCGGACGCGCCACAATGACCAAGATGGGGATGTACCACTTCCCTACGTTCTCTGGTGGTTATGGGCGTTCAGGTGTCCCTGATGACATAGGTTGCTATCAGGGTTGTTTCGTTGCAGTTGAGTACAAAGCGAAGGGGGGCAAGCCGACTGCCCTTCAGTTAAAAAACATGGACGACATACGCAATAGCGGCGGCATAGCGTTGCTCATAGATGAGGAGAACGTCCATCAGTTAGAGGAGTTGATCAATGTTGAAGTTCAAAGTCGTAGGGCAAGAGAAGTTGCTAGTACCTGACGTAGAGCAGCAATACCACATAAACCCACTGGACGATTTCAGGTGGGTGGCTGGTGCTGATGTGCAGAAGGTATGGCGCAAGCACGGGTGGGTTCCCCCAAGTGAGTATCGGGAGGACTATCTTTTTAAGAAAAACAGAGAGGCGAAATAATCATGAAAAGCAAAATTAGCGCAAGAGACTACCTACTGAAGTATCCTACTGCAACAACTAAAGCCGTAACCCGCGCAACAGGGGTTTCAGCTAAAACTGTTTATTCTGTTCGTTGGAAACTTAAACAGGACGAGAAAGACCCAGTGAAGGATAAGGCGAACTGGGAAAGAACAAAAACTTTGATACAGCCAAACCCTAGACTGATCGGATCGGAAGATGCGGTGGCGCGTCCGAAGGCGCGTCTAGCTACGTCTGCTGAGTTCATCATGCCAGACCCAGTCAACCATCCCGCGCACTACACCACAGGTGGTATTGAGACCATCGACTTCATCGAAGCCAAGAGTCTTAACTATAACTTGGGCAACGCTGTGAAGTACATTACACGAGCCGACCACAAAGGCAACCGACTGCAAGACTTGCAGAAGGCGAAGTGGTATCTGGAACGTGAGATTCTTTCCGCACACATTTAACTGATTAACGGTTCAGGGCAACCTGAACCGTTGTTTCCCCGAGGCGTATCACCATGCAATGCCCTAACTGCAATGCTGCCAGCAGCGTGTCTACAACAGTTCAATTAGATGGAGAAGTAAAGCGTCACCGCAAGTGCAAGGAGTGCAGTAAAAGATTCGTTACTCTTGAGACGTTAATCGAGAGTACACCCGTGGGCAGACCCGCTAAACAGAAGCCAGTTCCCGACGCTAGAGGTATATACACACCAGCGGCTGTGGTTTCGTTAAAGATGCAAAAAGTTGAAGTAAGACGCAGGAACGAGGATAGAGTTTCTAGCTATTACATTGAGGACGATTACGAATGACCAATCCAACTTTAAAACAACTCGCAGACTTTCTTGATGACAATGCGCGTGGCGAGATGGACAACCAAGCAGCCGCAGCGTTGCGTAAATACTCCGAGCTGTTCAAGGTAGCGCACGAGATGGTGACAGCCAAAACGCACGAGCATAGCAAGGCCGCTTATTGCGAGATGATTGATTTAATCAAAGGAAAGGGGGGCGTGTGAAAGTACTGAGCGCGAGTATTAAAAACTTTGAAACTACGATTGTTACGTCAGTAGCGTTTGACGCGCTCGATCCTGTGTCGCAGTTAGACATACTTAAATGTGTAATCAATGATCTTCGTATCATCTATAGCGACAAACTGAAAGAACAACGCGCGATTAAACCTAATAGGCAAGAAATCATTACGCGACAAGCAAAAGAACGTGCGCTACAAGCATTGGAGCTACGCAAAAAAGGTTGGACGTTCAAAGCTGTCGGTATCGCTATGTATGTATCAGCCTCTAGGGCGCAACAACTTGTACGCAAGGGTGAACGTATTTTAAAGAGAGAATCACAATGAGATACGAAGTCTACGACGAGGACAACAAACTGTTCCGCAAGTTCTGGGAACGCCATGAAGCAGAAAAGTTTTTACAGAAAGGCTGGAAGCTTGTGACGAAAGTAAAACACAAAGAACCTAAACCGACACCCGAGACGCATGGGGTGGCGTTATGGTAATCCCTCAAGCAATCAACTACAAGCGCGTACTCGAAGTGATTAACGCTATCTGGGCTAAGTCTCTTGCAGCGGTAATTATGTTTCTGCTTGGGCTGTGGATAGGAAATATAAATACCGAGAGCCGCATCGTGTCTGACTGCAAGTTCGCAGGAGCGTTCCGCTCTGAGATTCAAGCATTTAACTGTCAACGGAGGATTTAATGAAAGCATTTCCAACAGCAACACTTATTCACGACGAAGTAATACATACCGGGGGCATGGACTTGCGCGATTACTTTGCAGCGATGGCTATGCAAGCTTATTTAACCGGCGATTACGATCTGTATCCGCATAAGATACCGCAAAAAGCGTATGAAATGGCAGACGCAATGATGAAAGCAAGAAATGAAACCCCCTGAGATCATAGCCGTTGCGTTCTACGTAGCGATTGCTGTGTTCAGTATTTACTATGGCGCGAGAGTTATTTCAACGGAGCCGCAGCTAATGTGTGGGGTAGCCGAGATTAGCCCTGACTTTAGCGCAGCGGACAGGGCACGGTGCAGACAGATGAGAGGGCATAAGTTATGAAACTTTTTATATTTGCTACGGTTTTGATACTCGCGGGTTGCGGCTCTTCGGAACATGCACCAACAGCAGAAAACCCCACGGTAGTCGTTGGTGAGTATGAGGACTGCAAGATTTATTACACACGGACACTGGGAACAGCGCCGAATGTAACGTGGGTGCGGTGCAAGAACGAACCTAAGCGGGTGGAGACAAAACACACCGCGTCGTGCGGCAAAGGTTGTACGCGTGTCGTGACAACGATCACGGAGGATGAAGCCAAATGACTGATGAAAAATTGAGGAAAAAACAATGCCTGACATAAAACTATACGACTATCAGAAGATTCTTCACCCACGAGTTAAATCAGTGTCGCATTACTTTGTACCAGAGCACATGACTAGCCTTGGCCTACAACCGAAAGCACCGTGGGTTGATGGCAATATGTTTTGCTGCGCTTACGACAAGGAGAACAAGCTGATTGGTGTTAGGTTTGTTCACGCGGATGGGGAGTATGTTGATTTGATAAAAGTGGAGGACGTATGATCGATCCAACTAAATTACAGTACTACACGATGGCAAGTCGGATGCGGGGGTTTGCAGAAGGCATCATAGACCAAGACCGCCACGAAGCACTAATCAATATGTTAAACAAAGCAGCGTCGTTACTCGAACACGCATGGGATGAGTACAACTCAACCTTACCACCAGACCGACAAATAGGGAGTTAAAAATGGCAATTGACCCACGCATGGCGCAAAACATCTATACGACGAACACCTACACCGTAGACGCTACGTACCCTAGCATATCTTCTAAGATATTTACTCGTGGCGGCGGGGCAAACAACCCATACCACAATGAGGAAGTGA